TGTGTGTTTGCCTCCTCCGTCCCGAGGAGTTTTGTTCGTCTGCGTCTGCCTCTTTGTGCTGGCTGCTCAGACCTTTTATCGTTCACCCACACACGCCCACTTTGTGACTGCGTGTGTTTGGTGCAGTTCTGTCCAGATCTTTCCCGGCCCAGTCTGTCGCCCTTGTGTCATCAAGGCGGTGCTGACAGGCGGGCTTTGGCAGGGTACCGACATTGACGATGTTGATTGACTCCGCCAACAAACTTTCCAGGCATGCCATGCCGTTTGCGATCTTTTTGGCCACACTTTGTGCATTTGCTTTCTGTGTTGCATCAGCTCCACATGTTGGACGCCTTGCAGGCGTACCCCACGTCCAGGCTGACCCGTCTGCTTTTGCGCTTGTTCCAGTTCTTCGCTTGTTATACCACCGGCGCCGCGTTTGCGGCGCGGCTGTGTTTACAGCTCTTGTGACTTCGCTCACAGCCCCAGGCTTGGCTGCCTGGGCACTGAGGCTAGGTCTGTTCCTGGTAAGGAAGCTGGGCGCACCAGCTTTCCAACTCGCGAGCCACCTCCTGGCCCGCTTCAATCTGGCCCGAACTGTGGCCGGCAACAGTCACGACCGTCTTCGCTCTGTGTTTAGGAAGATACCCGTGCCGCCGGCCCAACCCACACGACAGCCGCACACGCACCCTGATAGTGCGGCGTCCCGATCGAGTTTCGTAGCGTTTGCGCACGAGCTCTGTCTGCGGCTCCAATGCCGCGTGTACGACTTTCAGATGTCGCCCACTGCCCAAAAGGCTGGCCTCTCCGGCTCTCGTAGCTGGTTCTGGGGTAAGGACGTGATGTCCACCCCACGCAATGACCCCCTTGCTGTGCGCGACGTGATCACCATGATCGACGTTGACTACTACGTCGACATGCCACATTTCCTCAGCACCCACCGACGCCCGGTGCTGTTGTACACAATGGTCCCTGAGCAGGCGTCTGCGAACCGCCGTGACTATGACTACACTTTCGTTGGTAACGAATTGCTTGTTGATGTTCACGGCGCCGCAACTTACCGTCATCGCATTTGGAATTACTGTCATGACGTGATCGGCGTGCCCGACGCCCTTTTTGGCAAGTCTCTTTGGCTTGTTGAACGTCGTTCACTTGGCCTCGACCGGCAAGCTGTGTTCCTCGTGCCCATTGGCGCGTGGTCACTTCCGCTTCGTCTGTTGTCCTGGTTTTTGTACGCGCCATCCCTGGAACGCCTGACTGTGTCTCAGACCATCCAGGAACCTCAGCGGCGACCCGTTGAGTTCATCCGCCTCGCCATTACCACTGGCGAGGGTTGTTTCGTTTCGACCGCCCGCAGCGGCGCCTATAGTTCTGCCACCGTTCCGAGGTGGCTGGATGACGAAATCGCCGATAAAGTGGCCCGCGGAGGCCCCCGAATCACCGAAGCCACGGTGCGCAACATCGTACAGAAGTGGGCCGATAGCCCGCTTTTCCCGAAGGATGAAGCCACTCGTGAGCGTCACGTCGCAATCTTGACCACTTATCACGTCTTAGCGCAGCCTTGGGCCTCCAAACGGCTCTCGAGTAGTGAGTATCAGTTGCGCCGCGTCCAGCACGGCACCTTTTTCAATCCCGACGCCAAACCGTCCATGCACGCATTTATGGACCCCCTTTTGCCTGAGGCCTTCTGTTTTGATCAGACCCGTGGCAACGCCCAGCGTGCTGTTGAGCGCCGTGTTACTCGGCTGGCATCCGTGCCCAGCCCCCCCCTGCCTGCCTTTGAGCGCCGGATCATGGAAGAATTCATTCTCAAGATTGCTCAGCCAGGCAGTATCATTCCCGTAGACGAGTTTGAGGTTTCCCTCCGTCAAGGTCGCCCGGCCCAGCAGCGCATTCTTGCGCAGGCCGCCGACCAGGGCCCGCTCGGTCTTGTCGCCACAGTTCTTGCCTTCCTTAAGAAGGAGGTTGGCGCCTACGGGGACCCCAGAATCATTTCACCTGTCGAGGCCCAGCTCAAGATGGACTTCTCGCAATTCACGTATGCCTTATCGGATATTGTTGAAAAATTTGCGTGGTGCGGACTTGGTAAGACTCCTAGGGAGCTAGCCGAGCGCATGGCCTCGATTTGTACCAGTGCGAAGAACGGTGTCGATATCACTGATTTCTCTCGCTACGACGGCCGGCAGGACGATTACTGCCGGGATTTCGAGGCGTTCCTCATTGAGGTGTTGTCGCACCCTGCCTACTTGGAGCGGATTCTCGATGCCCACCGTCGTTCATTTGATCGTAAAGCTAACCTTTCCTGCGATGACGGTGACTCTATTCGCTATAGGACTGCGTTTTCCCGCCTTTCGGGTGAACCTGGCACTTCGATTTTCAACACGATCCTCAATGCCTTCATCGCTTATCGCACGCTTCGTTCTCTTGGCTTTGATGCCGACGAGGCCTGGGAAGCCTTGGGCATTTATCTGGGCGATGACGGCGCCACCGCCGATATCCCGCCTGATGCCTACAAGCGTTCGGCTCTGGTATACAGCCAGAAGCTGGATGCCGTCTTCGTACCACGAGGCGAGCTCGGAGTGGAGTTTCTCTCACGAGCCTACTCGCCCGAGGTCTGGGACGGCGACGCTAACAGCATGTGCAAGCCGTCACGACAACTGGCTAAGCTACACGTCTGCACTGCCGCCTTGTCCGGCGAGTCCCACCAGGTCAAACTCGCTGAGAAATGTCGCGGCCTCATTGCCTCGGACGCCAACACTCCTGTGCTGGGTTCGTTTGCAGCCTGCGTATTGTCACACTACTGTTCCCTCCCTCAGAAGCCAGCCCTTGGTTTGCGCGGCTTTTTCTACACCCATGAGCTCGACGTCCGTTACCCCAACTCTTTCGGAGAGTGGATGTATGACGTCTTCGAGCGCGACATTCCCGGTTTCGATCATCAGCTTTTTGAAGATTGGATTTATGAGTGCCGCGATGATCCCGAGCTCCTCTTTCACGCTCCCCTATTTGCTGAACCATCTGTGCCGCGCGGCACTGCCACGGTCAATGGCGAGCACCTCGACTCTGAAGAAGAAGTCGAGGATGGTCATGCGGAAGATGTCGCTGCTGCAAAGAGCGACCCTCAGGAGCACCGGCCTCGCCTCTGCTACGCTTGTCGTAGAGAGGGCCATTTGGCCCGCGACTGCCCTGAAGCTTGATCTTCACCTCCGCGTTTTAGGATTTCGTTTGTGCATCCGTTCCTATTTAACCTCGCAAATCACCTGTGTGGTTTGCTTCCCCCTCACGTTCAAGACGGCTCCTCAGAAGCCGTCTGCCTCGCCGGCCAAGAGTTCCGGCCAAGCAAAGTCTTCCGACCGCCCAGATCAGGCCGTCGAGAAGGTCATCTCCACGATCCTCAAGCAAACAGGCAAGAAAGTCGACCCCGGCTTCCTTGGTGGGTTCAAGAGCGGTTTTCAGACTGTGTTCTCGACTATCGCTTCTGCCCTTCCCGTTTTGCTACCGCTTCTAGCCCTCGATCAAGGTTCCAAGAAGAAGCGCATTGACCACGAGAACTATCGCTCGGGTCCACAAGACATCGCCAAACAGCAGTTCGACCATTGGTGGGCGAACACTGACCTCAAGTACGGCAACGCACCTTTGCTCCCCTTTACCAAGGGTTCTCTGCAAATGTCGCGACGCATGCCTGGGGATGGCGGCCCTCGTCGCCAGAGGCCTCACGGCTCTGGCCCTCTTCGCCCAAACGGCCGACCCTTTGTCAAGGGAGGCGGCGGAGTCTCCTATGCCTCTGATCAACGAGGCAACAACCGAGCCCAGGACACAACCTCGTCTGGTCCGGTTCATCAGCAGAAGCGTCCAAGCGCTCATGGCATCCGCGTGTTCGCGCCATCGAGCGTGGCCAATGTGACGCAGTCTGGCAAGCCCGCGTACCGCACTGGCCGCGACTCTATTGTTGTCACCCATCGTGAGTACATCGAGGACTTGACTTCCCCGGCCAACACGTATTGGACGGCGGTCATTACGCCGGTCAATCCTGGCCTTGCGAGCACCTTTCCGTGGTTGGCTGGTGTCGCCAACAACTACGAAGAGTACCGTTTTCGCCGCCTGCGCGTTCACTACGTGCCAGCGTGCTCTACGGCGCTTCCAGGCGAGACCGCCTGGTCATTTGACTACGACGCCGCCGACTCTGCCCCTGCTTCGAAGCAGGAGCAGCTGTCGTTTGAGGGCGCCATGGTCAACCCCCCCTGGTCCGGTGTCACGATGGACCTTCGTGCCCCGGGCCAAGCCATTTGGCGCTTTGTGCGCAATGGCAATCTTGCCTCCAACCTCGACATCAAGACCTATGATGTTGCCAACCTCTGCCTGGCCTACAACGGTATCACGGCCAGCACTCTTGTCGGTGCTCTTTGGCTCGAGTACGAGGTAGAGTTGCGCAAGGTTCATTTTAACACGGCTGCTACGCTTGGTTCGGCGAATGCCACGTTTTCGACGACGGGCACCTCCGACACTTCATGGGCGGGCACCGTGACTCAGCTCCACGGCGGTCAGAGCCAGATCAGTTTGGCCACCGACGTGATCACGTTTGGGGCTTCCATCGTGCCTGGCAAGTACGTTGTGGAGTTCCAGATCACTGGCACCTCCATGCCCAACAACACCATCCCGACCATGACCCCTGGGGCCTTGAACGGCTCGCAGCCGCCGGTCGTCACGCTTTTGTCCACCACTGACTGGATGACCAATGGCGCTGGCACGATCGGTTTCTGCGCCTACCAGATCACGGTTTTTTCAGGTGGTGGCACTGTCACGGCCAACCTGAACACGAGTACGACTCTGTCAGCAGGTGTCATCCGGTTCTATCCCGCTGCCACGCCGTGACCTACTCATGTCCGGAATGACGTAAAACTAGCTCTCGTCTCATCGTCTCATCGAGACGGTCTTTCCAGCCCGCGTAGGGCTGGATCGTAGATTACTATTTCTGGCGTTTTCGCCCAGCC